TAATTGAAGTTGGTTCGGTGGGTGGTTCATTGGGTATAATCGGAAATGGTGCCGATTTTCCTGGAACAACTGGCAACAGACTTAGGCACCCGTTTGTAAGTCAATATGTATTAGATGGTGACTTTACATTTACTGGTTGGATTAATTTAGATAATAATATTTCCAGTGGAGTTATTCAGTATATAGGTAATGGTGGAACTAGTTTTAACAATAATGTTTTAGGTATAGATTATCGAGTCGCTACCGATGAGATTCAAGTTGCTCTTAGTGATGGAATTAGCAATCATATTTTGGCTGAAGATGTAGGCGGTACGGGCATACCCACCGTGAATACATTTTATTGTGTTAGATGGACAGCCTCCACTCAAACAATGGAACTTAGACTTAACGGGCAAGCATTTGTATCTTCCGTTTTCGGAGTAAGCCCACATAATCCAGGAAATCAAAATTTTGTTTTAGGTGAAACCGTTAGTGGCGCTCTCACATTTGAAGGAATTATTGATGAGATAGGGGGCTGGAATAGAAAACTAAAAAACTCTGAAGTTAATTTTATATACAATAATGGTTCTGGAAATAGACCATTTAATGAGACGGTTATTAAAAATACTAGTGGTGTAGAAATAACAAATACTAGTGGAACCCCGATTAGGACATAGGAAAAAATTATGGCAGATTTAAAAATAGGAACAGGAATAAAAATAACTGGTGTAGCGGAACAAGACTCTATTATACCTGTAACCAGAACATCTGATAGAATCTTAGACCCTGGCATTGACCAGATGATTCAAGGTGACCCGACAGTAGCAGATATAAATTTTACTTTACCAGATGCAGTGAGTAATGCAGGGGTTGAATTCTTTCTTAAAAGGATAACAAATAGCGGCAATGTAGTTATTTTGAAAGCAGGTGGATCGGATACTATTGAAGGCGGTGTAAATGGTTCTATTTTAGCCTTGATTAATGAATTTATACATGTTTATTCTGACGGTACGATAAACTGGCGAATTAAAAATGTTGATGTTTTTTCAATTTGTACTATGCAAGCTACGGCAGCATCTTTTACAGTAACCACTTCACTTGTAAAATTCAATGGTTGGGATACGGTTGTCTTCGGCACTCCACAAAAGTTAGAGGGTAGCTTAACCAATGATAGAATTGATATTGTACAGTTTCAAGGCCCGATTGCTGATGGGTATTCTATCAGTATAACATTTGACTTTATATACACTAATAATAATACCGTCACAGCCCAATTATTTGTGGCTGGTTCTTTAGTGGGTATACCTGTTAGTGTAAATGCTCTTGGTACTGGAAAACCTACAAGTATTACTTTCTCTTTTGATGCAGGGGTTATTTCTACAGGAACTATTGAATTACACGTATCCGCAGAAAATGGTGGCAGTATAACGTCTATTAATGCTCTTATGCGAGCAGTAAGGATCGGACACTAATGATTACTAAAAAAGAAAAACCATCTAAAAAAGGTAATATTAAGAATAAATCCAAAAGGGACGCTCTTATTAAAGCCAAGTATGGCGATGATACTACTAAAACTACTTTAGGTACTAGTGTAGACGGTTCTGAGTTTATTTCTAAAGATTTTGCTAGTGGTCAAACGATAGCGAATTACACAATAGACCCATGCCCTGCTGGTGATTATGTAGTTGAGTGGTATGTCGAGGTTGAGGGTAACGGTGATAAACCCATGGGAAGGCTTAGACACAATAAAGTAAATAAGAAAGAGGGAAAAGCCAAAAAGAACGGTGGGCCTGATAATTATTTCCATGGCTTAGAAGAAATAACAATTGTTGAGGATATGAAGCCTCAAAATTTTGAAATCGATTTAGAAAAAGTTGGCGGCGGCAAAGCCAAAATGCAAGAGGGTGTTATATCTGTTTATCGTAAAGAGACCTATATTCCACCCGTAATTATACCTGACCCAGGAAATCCAGTAATACCCCCATACCCAATAGAAACAGGAGTAAAATAAAATGGCACAACCAAAAACAAAAAACATAGTAGTAGGAATAGCTAGTGGAACCCTTTCAGCTTCAAGAAGCAGAAACTACATATTAATTCAAAACAAAGAGCCTTTAGGTGGGAATAATGTTTATATCCATTGGGGAGACGACCCTGCCACAACTAGTAATGGAGTTGTTGTTGGACCTACAGAGGTTCACGATGTTCCAGTTTATTACGGTGGGAATATAAATGCTATATCAGACGTAGCCCCAGTAAACGTTCTACTTTTAGAATTCTAACTATTTGCCTTTTTTGGTGGGTCTAGGTTTTATGGGCTTTGGTTTGGGTCTTGAAGTATTTCCGTATGTGGCCATCTTTTCTCCGTTTAAATCGCAAGAAAGGGGTTCCCCCCTTCCGAGCTTGGATTTAACATCATCTTTCCAAGGAAAAATGTTGTAGAATCTTAATATACTATATATTTTAGTCTTGATGGCAAAAGAATTAGAAGAAACGCAAATTTCTATTGAAACCTATTTAAGGGAAATGGAACTTACCCAGTTCATTCTCCTTTTTTGCAATACTTATGATTATGATGTGGAAGAATGGTGTCCAATAGTCTTATGGCCCAAACAGATAGAGCTATGTGAATTATTAGAGGGTATTAGAAAGTTGTTCTGGCCTAAAGCTAGGCAAGTGGGCGGTTCTATGGTTGCAGGTTGCCTTGCGGCTAAGGTTGCTATCTCGGAACCTAACTCTGATATCTACATTATTTCTAAAACAGAACCAGATGCCCAGTATTTCCTAAAAGATAAAGTAAAAAGCATTTTAGAACATTTACCGCAAGTTGATGGTATTGATTGGCCTAAATTTACACCTTTTAAAGATAGAATTGAATTTTCAAATGGGTCTACAATCACTTCCTTGACAAGTGCGGAGGATGCTGGGCGTGGTCGTTCTTCCGTTAGATTATTTATCATGGATGAAGCTGGAGCGATTGAGCATGCAAGAGAGATTTGGAAAGGTGCTTCTCCCGCCATCGAAAAGCACCCCAGGGGCCAAATGATTGTGATTTCAAACTCTAAATCTGGCTCCTGGTTTAACGTAATGCTCAAAAAAATAGATGAAGGCGAAACAGATGGAATAGATTTGTTCTTTATGTCTTCATGGACGGACCCTGCTAGAAATGAAGCATGGAAAAGCGTAGCCATAACCCAGTATGATAATGAGATAGATTTCTACACAGAATATCCTGAAAAAGTAGAGCATATGTTTCTTAAAAGGGAGGGTTCTGCTTACCCCACTTTTAAATCAAAAGAAGGTGGCGCACATGTCAATTCCTTTGAACCAGACTTTGAGCATTATAACCTTATTTTTGGATATGACCACGGTTTCGAGCATTACGCTGTATTTTTGCTTATGGTTTGGGATAAGTACAATGACCATCTATACGTTTTCGATGAGGTGTTTTTTCATCAGCAAGGGATAACAGAAATATCTACAGGGATGCTAAATAAGATTGAGCATTGGGAAAGAGACAGGATGCCAGTAAAATCTTGGCTAAATATCGCTGATTCTGCCATTTTCTCTAAGCATGGTACAAAGCCAGTTGCAGAACTTATACACACCTATACTGGACTCCACTTTAGTAAATCCTTAAAGTTTAACGAAGCTAGTTCTACAGATATGCTTAGAAGTCGCTTTACTTTGAACAAAATCACTATTCATCCAAGATGCTACAATACAATAAGACAGATTAGAGACTTAATGTACAACAAAAATGGCAAGATTAAGGATAAAGACAATGATTCTGTGGACGTTTTGCGGTATATTTGCACAGAATTACGCAAACAGAGAGAACCAGAGCCAGAAAGAAAGCCAAAAGCCTATGACAGGAAATTTGGTAATTATCAAAGAAATATGAGTATTTTTAATCAACACCAGCAAACAGGTGAAGAAGATGGGGATATTTCGTCAGAACAACTAGATAATTGGCAGAGTTTTTAAAAAAGTGTTGATACTTTGGGTGTAAAATCACTATTTTAATACTAGAAAACCTAAAGCCTATAAATTGAAAGGTAAAATGGGAAAAAATAATAAAGAGGAATGTAGATGTTCCAATAAGGTAGAAACAAAAAACCTACGGACTGCTAAATGTGGAGCTTTTCTATTCGAGAAAAATTCTAACCGAATTATAATCTTATGTAGAAATTGTTCACAGAAATATGCAATAGACTTTCCAGAGGGAACCGAGATTTCGGTTAAAAAACTGGTAGAGTCTAACATTAAGATTCCTATTAAAATGAAAGGAAATTATCATGGCAGCTAAAACATTAGTAACCCAAGCAAAAGTATACACCAAAATTGAAGACGAATTAGATATTCCAGCAAACTTGGATATACCGTCTGGTACAGCAACTCTAACAAACTTTAAAGCATTAACATTAATGTCAGACGCTGGTTCTGTTTTAGTTGAAGTGGATGGTGTTGAATATGCAATAGGTATTGTACTTAACGCATAATGTCAATTAAACTCACCTTAAAAGAACTTCAGAAAGGTTTAGAGAAATCCAATCCTAATTCTAAGGTTAAGATAAAAGAGTTCAGGCATGCCCCCAAAGCTGGTGGGCATGTTATTAAAGGAAAAGATTTAGAAGATTTATTAAAGGAATAATATTATGGCTGGGAACGAAAGTTTTTTATTTAAATCACCAGTAGGTATACTTGAGGAAATGAGTTCACACAATGAACCCATGTCTGGTCACATGGAACCTATAAAAGCTAAAATTGAACTGGTTCAAAATGGTTATGAGCTGCGTTACGAGGGGAAAAAATTCATTGCTGACAACTTGGACGAAGCGTTAGGCTTGATTCGTAGTTGGATGGAGATGAATGAAAAGGAAATGTCTAAGAAAGATAAGGCTTAATATATGTCTGAAGTACCTGAAGGTTATAATAAAGTTCAATTCCACAAAGATTTATATCGCAGTTACAAAAGGCGAGGTAAAAGTGATTTATACAGACAATCCCGAAATTGGGGAATGTTCTCTGGTGTAAATGGAAAGCAATGGAGTCCTAGCGCCCTTGCACAGTTAATTAGTGAAAGTAGAGCGCCACACTCAGTAAATTTTATTCAAAAACATGTTATTTCTCTTGCAGGTAACTTTATTCAAAACGGTTTTGAACCAGATTTCGAACCAAACATAGGTGTGCCTAATGACGATACACTTCTTCTTAACGACCTTTATGCTGTAGATAGAAATAGAGGCCAATGGAAGAAAACCATGAGAGCTAATATTCTTGCTGGTCTTATACATCGAGGTAGTTTTGAAATGTATATAGACTACAAGACGGACCCAAGGGGAAGTATTAGTTTACGTTCACTTAATAAAGATAGGGTTTTGTATGACCCAGATTGGACTTCTGCAAACATTAACGATAATAAACATATAATAGAATTTGCATGGATGGCTCCAGATGAAATAAAAAGACGCTACAATAAAAGCAGTGCTGAATTAGAAGATGCAATAAGAGATTGGGAAATAGCTATAGCAACCAGAACCGAAAATGCAGACGAAGAAAATCTTAAAAATGGTGGCTACCATATATATAATGATTCCACAGAGTTTTTAGATATTATAAATCATAGATATTTAGTAATCCAAGTTAAAAGGCTTGAAAGAGGTTTTAAAAGAGAGCTTCTAGACAAAAAAACTGGTAAGAAATTAAGAGATATGAACGATATTGATATTGATTCAATGATGATGCTTAGGGGCGAGTCTCTTAAAGTTTATCAGAATGAATATGCAAAACAAAGGGTGACTACGGTTATTCCTGGACTTTCAAATACTCTTGTTTTAGAAGATGATGCTTTAACAGATATTCAAATTGGTAGGTATTCAAACTTCACTTGGTCTTCTCTAAATATTGATGGAGAGGTTCAGGGAGTGGTTGAGGTTTTAAAAGACCTTCAGGAAATCTATAACAAAAGAGAGTCTACCTTTACGCATGCTCAAACTACTGCTGCAAATGGTGTAGAATTTTACGAGGAAAACTTTTTCGTAGATGAACAAGAAGCGCAAAATTATGTGGACAATAAAAATAAGCCTGGAGAAACCTTTAAGGTAAAGCCTGGAGCTATTTCTGGGCAAAGACCTGGAATTATGTCTAGGGAAAGAGATGCTATTCCTAACGACCTTCATATTTCAGCAGACAGAGCTTTTAACATGACTCCAGAGGTGGGTTATAATGTACCACCCTTATCTGGTGGAGAAGGTAAATCTGGTGAATCAAACGCTTTATTTGAATCTAAAAAAGCACAAGCCTTAGTTGCCTTGGAATATATGACCCAAACTTTAAGAGATTTGGATGAAGAAGTTGGAGAGGCTTACTTTTATTTGGTTAAATCTGTTTATAGCGGAGCGCCAAGGGTAATTAATTCTAAAAGCAAGAAAGGTCCAATTTTATTAAACGTACCTAATGATGATGGAACTATTGAAGGTGACGTTAGTAGAATTAGAAGACACGAAGTTACAGTTACAGCTTCCAAAAAGGGCGAGACTCTTAGAAGAGAGATTTTAAATAAATACACCCAGATGTTAGGGGTGATTCAAAACCCTATTTATAGGTCAATTATTGAAAAGAATATGATTAATTATGTTCCAAATATTCCAGATAGTGAGATTGAGGAAGGAAAAGTGGCTTCTGATAAGTTTATTGCATTACAAGAATCCAGAATGGACGTAGAACTTGCTACCAATGAAGCACAGATTAAGCAATTGCAGCAACCACCGCAACCACCACCGCAACCAGGCGGCCCACAACCACAACAAGGTAGTCCAGAAAATCCTGGAAATGAGCCAGTATCTGTAGAAGGTGCACCAGTTGTCCCTGGCAACACTCCGACAGTTGATGTCAACAATGTGAATCAGTTGAGATAATCAACAATCTATCAACATATTGTCAACATTCTATCAACAATCAACAATTAATCAACAATTTATCAACATTTTAGTTGATTAATACGCCAATTTCTAACTATTTTATAGTCAAGATATAGAGCAGTAAAAAAACTGTTATCTAAATCTTGATAATTAAACTAGGGGCAGTATTTACTGTAACTCAAATAAATCAAATCCAGCATAGGGCAGAAACTTTCTGTAACCAAAAAAAAGGATAAATAAAATATGAACGTACAAAATCCAGAAACTAAGGATAAGAACACGGTAGAAAATGAAGAAGGAGTAAAACCAGATTTAGCTTTAGAAAAAGTCAGATTACTTACAGCAGGGAAAATCAAATTTGAAGATATCAAAGATGAAGAACTTCTAAAAGAAATCCATGAGAGGTTTACGATAGAGAAAGAAGAGATTCCAGAAACTCCAGAAGAGAAGAAGGAAGAACCAGAAGCCAAAGTCGCAGACAAGGAAGTGGAAGAAAATTCCAGAACTGAAGAAGAAGAACAAATTTTTCTACAGGACAGGAAAAGTAAACTGGATGAACTAAACACTATCGACCAGAGAATCAAAAGTAGCAACAATGAACTTGAGAGAATAAACGGTTTAAAAACCAAAAAGACAAAGACTAAATATGAAGACCCTCTTACAGAAGATGCAATCAACAACCTTAACGACAGGCTTAATCAGTTTGAAGAAAGGGAAAGTAGATATTATTCGGATAAGTCTGAGGATGCTGAGAAAGATTCGAAAAGCCTTAAGCAAGAACAATTGCTTTTACAGCTTCAAGTTTTTCAAGGTGATAATGGTCTCAAAATGTCTAAACCTCTTAAAACTATTGATGCTCAATATAAAAGATTCCTTGATGATGTGGGAGGTGTTGAAATCGCAGGTAAGTTTTTATCGGATGATAAATTTAGGGCACAAAAGGAAAGCGAAGGCGTTTCTTTTCCAATCTCTGAAAAAGATTTTGATAAATACAATACGCTTGTTAAGGTTCAGCAATTTAAGCAAAACGGTAATTACCCTACATTTAGCTCTGCCTATGCCGATTATTCTGTGGAAAATGGAAGTGTACAAGATAAAATTAAACAGGCTGTATTAGATGCAACAACGGAGACAGTAGAAAAAATGACTACTAGTCAAAATACAGCCACAACGCTCAGTCCAGATGATGGAGGGGGTTCAAAAGGTAATGCTGATATGACGAAGGATGATATGGCTAATTTTCTAATGAATTTTCCAGATAATCCAACGCCAGCCCAAGAAAAAAAGGCAAGGCTTATTAATGAACTTCTGAAGCAAAAAAAAGGCTGACAAAAGGAATAAAAAACTATGTTACAGATAGTAGGAACACCCCTAGAACAAACGTCATGGAATAATATGCTTGTAATGGAAGCCATGACTAGAGATGTATATCAAGATTTCGCAGGTACATTTGCAGATGATAAAAAAATGTTACCTAACGGGATTAAAACAGTGGTTAAATTGGCACCATCAAAACATAGCCATATCGTTGGTTTATTGCTCAATCTCGATGGAGAAGGAGTGACAGGTCGTGAACAGCAAATTGGTCAAGAAAAAGACCAAGAACTTAAGGAATTAGTTGTTTTTTCAAATGACGTTTCTCAGGCTGTTAACACACAAAGATATGGTATTGACGCACACGATAAAGAAGCCTACAAAGTTCTTGAAGCTGTTAATCCACAACTTGGTTTATGGCATAAAGAAATCGAAGGTAAATATACTCGTGAAGGTCTTTTGGAAAGATACTCTTCCAATTTACTTTCTTCTCCAACTTCTCTTGTTAAGAGATGGAACGAGAATATTTTTATTAAAGGTGTAACGTTTGAGGCTCAACCTGTTTATGATTCAAGTAATGCAACGTATGAAGCTAACTTCAATACTGCTGCTTTAGCTGGATCTGGTGGAACGTGGGATGTAACTTACTTGAATGCTATCATTCATTTTGTTACAACTATTAATTCAATCGAACCGCTTGATGGAGACCGATACATTGTTACAGTGCCTAGTCGACAAGCTATGTTCTTGAAAGACCCTGGTGGAACTAATTCTATCGCTGGTCTTTTCATTAACTCTCATGTTGCTGACGCTGCTAAGAATGCTCAGAAATGGTATCTTGGTTCTTATGGACCATTAGATTTATATGAGGACCCAAGAGCAGCAGTGGTAAATCTTACTTCTGGTGATATGGTTGCTCAGTATAAAGGTGCTGGTAGTGATGATGACCGTTATTCTCTTGGAACTGGAACCGATTATGATGTTGGTTTTGTTCACGGAAAAGGTTCATATATGAAAGCGTCCCATGAAGACCTTCATTTTGAAGAAGAAATCCAAAACTACAAAAAAATCGTAGGTGTTGGAGCGTTTTCTGGATACGGTATCAACAGAACAGTATTTGATGATGTTGGAAATGAAACAGACACATCTCAAATTAACCAAAACTCAGTTGCACTCTTTGCTGAAACAAGCTTAGCTGCAGTATAAATAACAGGGAGAGTTGGGATAAAACCTAGCTCTCTCATTTAAAAACCTAAACCCCGAAAGGTACAACAAATGCAAATGATAAAACTAAAATACAAGAAACACCCAAAGGCTGGACGAAGAAAAGGTACTGGTAAAACAAAAACAGATTTCATGACTCTTGGTGGTTTTGAACTTGAAGCACCACAAACTTATGATTTCAAAATTGATGTCGGAACCATTAGAGAGGGTACTCTATCTACCCAGTTTAGATTAAAAATACCTTTAAGTGGTGAATGTGAAATACCAGACACTCAGTATAACAGAGATAAATTAAAAGCAAAATTTCAATTAGAACAAGATGGAAGTAAATATTACATATTCGATATTCTGTCTAATATTAATCTGAATGAAGAGGCTCCACACGCTGGAGGCGGTTCTATCTCTAAAGATGATGAAAGAAATTTACAGAGAAGGATTAAAGACCTAGAATTACAGAACCTAAAACTTAATGCAGATTTAGTAGCTAAAAAAGAGGCTGAAAAAGCACCTAGAAAAACGGCTAAAAAAACAGGAGGAAAAGCGAAAAAGGTTGAAGAAGTAGCGAAAACTGAAGATGAGAAACCATCTGATAGATTTACAGCAGCTTTAGAACCTGACTTAGCTTAATATTATGCAAACATCAGCTTTTGTTACATATATGGCAGAGAGGCTTAACGCTAATCTAACCCGTGAAAACATTTTGGATATGATTAATAAGGCTCAAAATGAAATCTTATCCAATGACAATAGAATTACCCAAATAATCCCAGACCCATTTATTCATAGTGGTTCTGAGATTTTTAATAGCATAGTTAATGCAGATGGTTCCGCTACGTTTGAGGTTACTCAAAATATTAGCGACAACTTTCCAGATACGCCAACTAGTGGGAATATTATTGTAACAGAAGCAGATGGAACGCTAACTAAATTACCATACCAATCTTATTCTGATGGTGTGGGTTCTGGTAGCGCTTTCAATTTAGATGATGGTGTTTTTCTCACAAAACAATTTGAGAATACTGCAACATGCCAAGTGGACCAATTCGACCTTAGCGCTTCTGGCGTTCTATTTTCTTCTATTAAGGGAGAGACTAGACGCACACAATTTGATGTTAGAAGGGTGAGCAAGGTTTACGCTTATACACATAATACGCCTGGATATAATTTCTACAATTATTTTTATGGATTATATGGGGCTAATGGGAATATAAATAGCAGAAGACCAGATGAAAACAAAAACGTCAACAATCCAGAGATTTTAATATCTTGTGATACGGTAGAATCCTTAGAGCCTTTATCCAAAGATTCTAAGATAATTATTTGGGAAGATAACACACCACCAAGCAACCCTAATGATAGGGCTTATTATGCAAGGGCTTACAGATGGGCAGACCAATTGGTCAATGAACAGGTGCCACTTACGATACCTGCGAGATTTCAAACCACACTACTTAGATTTGCAATATTCAAAGATGAAGAGTACAGGGAATATGGAGCAGCAGACAGGCCAGAAGTTCTTTATGAAAAATATTTAGAAGAGTTTTTAGCTTGGGCAATTGGCGGCTCACAAACCACAAAAAGAACCTACACTACACCGAGGTTTTAATTGGGATACATAAGAAAAAAAACAAGGCCACAGGGCGATAGGGCTATTAAGCATGAGCAAAGTAATTTTGGCGAAGGTCTTAATTTAGACTTACCTGCCACTGATATCAATACTAATGCAAATCCAAACCTTGAAAACTACATAGCCTATGAGAGATATGCAGACGGTAGAACTGGCTCAGTCGAAGTTTTTACTCCTTCAATAGGAAGTGGAACTATTCACTCAATTGAGATACATCCAGAGAATAATATCTGTGTGATGCACAGAGGTGTTGGGTTATTTACTCTTTCAGATTTTAGTGGTGAAATAGTGGGACTTACTACGTCACTGGGTTTTACTCACGATGTGGACTCTAAACTTGTTGTTTATGGAGATGATTTTTTATTAACCACTCCCGACGACGGAATATTTAGACTTGTTGTGAATATACCAACTGTTCCAAAGTTTTTGGAATTTAATGGACCGCAGCCGCTTGACATAGGGGTAGTAACTTCGGGAACAAATACAGGGGAATTTAAATATAAGTATATATACACTTTTAGCACTATATTACAAAGTGATGGAGAACAAAGTACCTTAAATAGACTTGCTGTGGGTAATAAAGTGTTTATGGAAACCCCACCAATAAGGCCCATTGGTAGCGCCAGTTCTTCTCAATACTTCTTTCAGCATAATAGAAATGCAGCCACGGAATCTGGGAACACTACAGAGTTGGACGTAGGTGCTGGAGAATCATTTCCTGACAATATAACACATGTTAGTTGGTACAGAACACCAGACCTTGGACAAAATGGTTTAGATAACCTTGCTTTTGACCAATACGCTTGGATAAGTGACGAGGCCCTCTTACTTACCTTTGGCGTTTTAACCGATGGTACAAGCGACGACACTGTTAACTATAGGCTTACCCATGCCCCAAATTTAAGATTAAAAAATATTGGTTGGCAAGCCTTACCAAATGGACTTTTAGCCGAAACCACTCCAGGGTTTTTGTTCACAGCTCAAAGAAATGGAAAAAAAGTTAGCTACAGCCAAAGAATCCCCGATGATACAAGAGTAGGTTATCATGATGCTGGAGTTCAATTCCAAGAATTTGATGATGGTGTAAATATACTTGCAAAGCTACCTGACGCTTTAGCTGTTATAGAAAACCAAAAATCATCCATAATGAACCTTACTTCAACAATAGATTCTGGTGTAAATCAAACCGTCATAAGTATTGATAATGTTTCTAGTGTGGATGATGATATTGGTGTTATAGACGCTGGTTCATTTACAAAGGCAGAAGATGGTTCTTATATATCAATATGTTCAGATAAATCAATTAGGGTTTTCGATGCTACTGGCTGGAGTCGTGACCTTTCTTTGGATAGGATTGGACGGATTATTGATAGAATAAATACTGGCGCTAGTATAGCAAAATATTATAATGGTGCGTACTATCTTTGGTTTACTTTAGATGATAGCGAAACCAATCCAGATGATTGTCTTAGGCTTTCAATTAAAAGAAGTTCTGGAAAGGGGTGGACTTTTATTAGTGGGGAGGATTGGGTTTTTCCTTCATCCGTTACTGGACTTATGGTTGGAAACAATTCTTTTATTCCTGGGGAATCTCAGAAACAAGATTACTTTTTTGTATTAAATGAAGCTAATGGCATTATTTATTGGATTGAAACATTCGATGGTTTAGAGAGTGCAACTATTAATGGGTTCCCTGTTCTAAAATATTACGCAGATAGAATAAGTTCTAGCTCTCCAAATGGAACCAATATACCATGTATAATTAGAACTAGAGAGGTTACTGGTTCTCAGGAAAGTTTTAATATTAAACACAGTGAATCACATATTTACATTAGGGATACTGTAAATCAAGCATTGCCTTCAAATATACCAGCACCACCATCTGGACCCGTTACTTATCCAGAATTATTTTTGGACGCTGCGGCCTATGTGGATGGAGTTCAAATCCCTGTAGAAACGGTAAGCGGTGTTTCCCCTGGGGAAGATATCCAATTTTGGCGCAAGGTTGAAGGTAGTAGAATTGCTATTGAGTTTATATCCAATAGAAGTGGGCATAGAATAACAAAAATTGATGGTAGGTTTAGGGTTCAAGATATTAACAGACCGAACAGTGGGCCACTGCAAACTGAAACCAGTAGTTACCAAGAGGATTTTAAAACAAACTTTGTCCATTGGTTGTTTACAAGACCTTTGCCAATGCTAGATATGATTAATCGTACAAAGTTTCCTTTGCTAAAAACCCCTCTTCAAACAGGACCAGATTTAAGAAGTAATGCTGTAGAGGTGGGTGTTGTTATTGGTCAAAAAAATCCTTTTATAATTCCGAGCAGGTCCGCTTACGATAATGGACTGGCAATTAGTTTTTGGGTTGGTAATTTGGTTTATGAACCAGCCTCCCTTCCACTAACTATTCTCTCACTTTTGGATTCTAGTGGAACTATAGAGATTTCAATTACATCAAGTGAGTCTACCAAGATAGGTATTACAGGGGATGTAGAAATCACGGTAGATGATTTAAACTCTGGTGGTACAAACGGATTCCATCATATAGTTTTTAATGCAACCCTTGCGAGTGGTGTTGGTGTTGGAAATTGGTATCAAAATGGTGTGCTTAAGGGTACATCTAATTTTAATTTTGTTGGCGGTGGTGGAATCGAACTAGGAGAGGTTGCTATATAATGCCTTATAATCCAACGCAAATAGAAACTTTCGACCTTGAGGAACAAGAGAAGGTACTTAGGGCCAAGTTAGTTAAATCGAATTTAGACCTTATTGCCAAGGAAACGAAAAAATTAGAAGACTTAATTAGAAGAAATAAACAGGAAGATTTGAAACTTAAATCTAGATTTGACCAAGACGAAGTAAGTTTTAGACACAACTTTTTAGCCCAGTGGTAAAATGCCAAAAGAAATAATAAAAATATTAGGACAATCTCACCCTGGAGGTGGAGTAGAAACCGTTTTATATACCGTTCCAGAAAACAGAAGGGCTATTGTAAAAGTAATTGTTTTTGTGGATGGAGGCAGTAACGACACTATAAATATTGCAGCAGTTCCAGATGGATTTAATGATATCCCTGGAAATCCAACTGTGATTGAGAATCATATTGTACTTGGACTTGTTGTTATATCTAAACAGGCTGCACAAGAAGACTCACTTTCTGGTATTACTTTGAATGAAAATGATGATATTAGAATAGAGACTGCTACTGGTGGCACTATCTTTCAGTGTTATGGAGTGGAAATAGAGGCTTAAATAATTTAACTTTGGTATATTATGGCAACAATAGATGAAAAAAATGCAGGACTTCAGGGGATTACTCCCGAAGTATTTGAGACTCCAAAGGTAGAAAGCTTTTCTGCTTCAAGCGCTTTTGAACCTCCAAAGGGAGATGTTGGAATACCAAATTTCGGTATTGAAGGAGTTACTCCCAGTGGAAAGGAGCGTGTAACAACTGCTACTTTCGAACAACCTGGACTTTCAGGAGTAACCGTTGATACTTCCAGTAAGAAAGAGCCTATAGTAAGCGCTATTGCTCCACCAACTGTTATAGCAGAAACTGTTGAAACTACTCCACCTCCACCACCTAAAGTTATTGGGAAAGGCCCAGAAAAGAAGCCTGTAAAAGTAGAGCCTAAAAAGGTTGAGCCATTAAAACAAATCAGTGATGATTTTATAACGAGTTCATCAAAATTCTTTCAAGACCTTCAAGACCCGAATATACCAGACCCAGTGAAGACAGCTCAAATGAATGAGCTTATAACTTCATTCGGCCCAAAGAACCAAGCTGCAACTGATAGCATGCTGCTACAATTAAAGCAACAGGGTAAAGAGGGTAGTGGTTCTGGAAACGCTCTCTTGTTTAATATGGCTAGAGGTAGTAATTCTGACTTTTCAAATATAGCAGCTAGAATGAATACTGAATCTGCACTAAGAATTTTTGATGCAAATAAATATGGTATGGAAAAAGGGATTCAACTAAGGCAACAATTAAATAATGAACAAAAGGAAAAGTTTAGCCAAGATGGTCTTTTGTTTGCTGCTGCTGTAGAGGCTGGAGATTTTGATGAAGTATCTAGAATCGCAGCAGAACTTGGTCTTCAGGATTTAGACACAAGAAAACTTGAAGCAATGAGTGACTTAGAGCTTGCCAACTTTACTGCACGCTCATTAACCGACCTTGGATTTATACCAGAAGGTGTTAGGCAATTTAGCGGTATAACAGGCATAGAGCTTGACCCTGGGGATATAGCTGTACTTGACCCTGCTAAACAATCGTTGATTGAAAACAGACAAGATGCAATAGCAAAAATGACAGACCCAGAAGAAATAGCACTTGCCATGGAAGAGTTGGCACGGGAGTTCCCAGAAGCCTTTGGCTTCTCTGGTGACCCTGACGCTGCCGCAAATTTTGTTAATAACATTGATTATACTAATGTAGAAGGTACTGCTAATAGTCAAAAAGCTGCCACTGATTTCTGGCAAACTGAGGCTGTTAAAAGCTCTCCAGATATAGGTGGAGTGATTACAGTTGGTAAAAAATATTATGAATCATACACAGACGCATCTATTGATAGCATGTATAATAATGTTGAGGCTAAGTTTGCAACCTTAGATGCAGAGGAACAACAGGCAGCATTAGAAGGCATGGACCAGTTTGGCGTTGACTCTATAGATGATATAGATACAAGGGAGGAAAAAGAAGCCTTCCTATCTATAAATCAGTTTAATAATAAAAAGAAAAACGTGCACGCTATTGGTGAACAGATGTTTATTGATATGGGTAAGAATACATATGGAACAAGTATGCAAAGTTGGTTTGATGGTTCGGACCCACTTAAAACCCCTATCGCAAAAGAATGGATTGCAAATGTAATGATTGGTGGTAAATGGACAAAAGATGAATTTGGTAACATTCTTCCAGATATATCGGCCATAACCCCACCATGGGAAGAAAACTCAGACCAGTTTAATTTCTTCACTTGGCCTAGATTATATGATGAAAATGGTAATGAATTGCCAGAGGGTGACCAATATTCTGGTAAAGAATTTAGGAGTGATTTAGACAATGACTCCGTACATAATGACTCACAGTCTATAGGTGAAGATGATGCCCTTACTAGAAAATTCAAACAATTCCAAAAAGACGACCCTGATAGTGGGCTAACTTGGCTTGAATGGTATGATGAATCTAAGGGTGGAACCTCAGAGATAGGTAAAAAATTTGACCCATTAACAGCCTCGGAAGATGCATTGAACGAATCTATAACTTTAGGAAATCAGGCTTTGGAAACTGGTGATTTTTCTAACATGAGTACACAACAACAAGAATTGTTTTTTCAGAACGATCCAGAGGCAATTACCAAGGCACAAAATTCTGGCAAGGTACTAGATGTATCTAGCAATGTATTGAATGTAGCTGATTTCAAAAGATTAACAGATTTCAGAGAAGCCTTTCCAGACCTTCAGTTTGATACAACAAGAGTAAACACAAGCCTTTCAAAAGTTAGTAGAGGCGGTGCTGGTGCTGGTAATGGTAGTGTTATTTTGGTTAATGGAAAACCATATAGACTTGTAGAATTTGTTGGCATTTTAAGAGGGGCCGAAACCTTTCTTCAAGCAAATGACAGGCAGTCTATAATAAGGGCTGTTCGTTTAGATATTCCTGGAGCCGAACCAGAAGATATAGGTGGCTCTAGAGGTTGGCAATCCACAGCAGATTAAAGGATAAATTATGGCAGAAAATATATTTAAAAATCAAGGTCTTTTTGTTGGTGACGAAGAGGCTCCAAGAAGAGTTGCTGGTGGCGAAGATGCCCCAAGTTTCCAATCTTTGTCTGGTATTGACACCACACTAGAAGATGTAAGTAGACCTGCTTTTCAGACTCAGAAAAGAAAGTTTGATGCTTCTCAAGATAGACGGTCCGCAAAGAAATCAGTAGAGAGCGCTAGATTTAAAGGTGATATTCTTGGTGGGGTTCAGTCTGGACTTGCTCTTGGCGTTCAAGATACTGGTGAAACAGAATTCGCCTCTACAGACTCTATTATAAAAATTCTAGGTGGTGCTGGTACAGGTTTTCTTGTTGGTGGCCCTGCAGGTGCTATAGCTGGTGGACTTGCTTCTGGACTTCAGGCTTTCCTTGGTACAAGGGCTAATAAGAAAAAAGCTAAAGCCCAGAAAGCTAAAGAGAATAGATACCAAAAAATGGTTAAAGAGCAAATTGCTAGAGACGACAAGTTTAGAAAAGAAGACAGATTTGATAGACTTAGGACCGAAGGGAAAACTAGGGCTAGACAAAAACAGGAAGCTAATTGGAGTTTATACAGAGATTTCAACAAACAGTTTACTGATATGATTAATTCAAATGCAGACCTAAAATCTAGGTTTGCTGCACAGGGGTTTTAAATGGCTACAAATTTAATACAAGCAGAGCTTAGTTCACCATTTCAAAATGCACCAGCTCCATCAGGTGGGTTAGATTTAAGTGCTGGAGTGGCGGCTATACCAGGTGCCATACAAGCAGGTAAGGCTATAGAACAAAAATCTGCCGATAGAGCTTTTGAAGATTTGTTAGCTGCTGGTAAAGAGGGCATGACCAAAATGGCTGAAGCTTTGGTTGCAGAAGGTTCTCTCACCCCAGAGGATATTGCTAAGCTAGACCCTAATAGTGCAGTGTTCCAAGGACAAGAGGGTCAGATTAAATGGTACCAAGGTATTGATGCACAAATAAAAGAAAACCAATCCAAGAAACAGGCTGAAGAAAGAGCGGGTCTTGAGGGTGAGGAACTTCTTGAAACAAGTGTTGAGCAAGGTCTTGTTAGCCCAGTGCAACAACTTGGGGCACAGGCTGGTTTCGATAGAGCAGAAAGAGTTAAACAGTTTATTGATACTCTTGGTGGTCCCGATGCTGGTGGAGATGGTGTTTCAGTAAGACCAGAGGAAAACGATATACCTACTCTTCAATCTGCAATTGACGATAGAAGGCAAAAAATAGAGGATGCTAATACTGCTGGTGTTTCTGGTGACCCAGATGTAAGACCTCTTTTAAAGAGTTGGGAATCTGAAATAAGAGACTTCCAAAAAAGAATTAATGAACAGGGTAAAAGTACAAGATTCTTTTCTAAAGAAGGAAGACTTAAAACCGAGGCTTCAACAAAAGCTGAAGAAAGGTTTATTAAAGATACTACAGATAATAGACAAATTGCTACTCAAATGGGTGTCGTTAATGAGGCCTTAGTAGAATTAGGCTTACCAAATGGTATAGAAACATTTGACCCAGAAGGTGTTGATATCCCAGGTGCTGGCTTCTTTGGTGATAAATTTAAAAGATTTGTCAAAGACCCTGCTGGTGTTAAATTTGTTGCGAATGTTGAGAGATTAATTACTCAAGATAGGCATGATATATATGGTAGTGCTTTAACTGCAAATGAAAGCGCAAACTTTAAAGCTATGATTGGTAAAAGTTTCTTAGGTAATGAGATGCAATTCTTAGCTGCACTCAGAGCAATAAAAAGAGTTAATGAAGAAGGTCTTGTTGGTAGTCGTAGGCAAGAGGCTGGTTTAGAAAAAGCCCAAGAAAGACAAAGAAAAAAGAAGGGTGCAAAAGGAAAGCAACCAGCAGCCACAACTACAGAAACAGACACATCTAGTGAATCTGAAGAAGAACAAGTAAACAGAGAATTTAGGGAGTTGTTCAAATAATGGCTATTACGTTAGAGCAAAAAAAACAAATACTTTCTCTAGGTAGAAAACTTACATTAGAGGAAAAGAAGTTTGTATTGTCTACGGTTAAAGCTGGTCCTACAGATATACAACCCACTCCAAGTGAAACTGTATTCCCTGAATTTCTACAGGAAGACAGGAGTGTTGCTGGAAGAACAGATTTACCACAGGCTTTTAAAACAGGCTTTGGAGCTGTATTTCCTACCTTAGCACAAAGACAGCCTACAGACTTTACAGATACAAGAGACCTACGTCTTGGACCTCCTAGAGAAGCTGGAACCGTACCAACACTTACCGCTAGTGATGGTAAGTTAACACTTGGACCTCCAGAGGAAGCGGGTACATTACCCACGCTTACTGCTGTTGGAAAATCAACAGAACAAAAGGGTGTTGATTTTGGTACAGACCTTTTAACAGATATTTTGTCTATCCCAGAAAGATTTCTAGGTGCTTTTTTTGAAGAAAATAAACAGAAATTCTTAAATGAGTTTAGAGATGAAAAAAACCAAGTAAAAATAAAAAGTTTCTCAGAAGAAATACAAGACCCAAATTCTTCCTTACTCAAAGGAACTAAAAAAGCACTTGCAGAAAGTGACGCACCAGCAGCCCTTAAGATTTTGGGTACTATTGGTTTGGGTTCCGTGGCAGACCCATTCTCTGTTTTAGGTTTGGTATCTGGACTTTCTAAAACTGGCAAGGCAATTGTAAAAGCTGGAGCTAGAAAGATAACTCCTTCTGGAACCGCCATAGACCTTGCTGAAGATATTACGGAACAGGTTGGAAAGATTGCTCCTGAAGGTGCGACCATTCCTAAGAAAGTTAAAGGTATAGAAACAACCCCAGGCGAACAACAGATTTTAGGTAAAACCCCAGATGAAGATATTATTCAACTAGAGGCTCTAAAAAGAAAACAAGCCCCTGGTGCTGTAGAGAGAATTCAAAAATCAAGAGAAGGTTTTCTTCAAAATAAACTTGATGAAGTAGTAGACAGAAGTGGAATAAGAGACTTACAACTTGGAGCGGAAGAGCTTACAGGTGATGTAGCTAAAGGCTTTGATTTTGCTTTCCAGAAAAACGCTAAAGAAGTTAAAAAGATTTTTAATGAAGTCGAGAAAGTTGGTAACATAAGACAAATTGACGCTGGACTTTTGAAAAATGCCAAAAACAATGTTGAAGAGATTGAACTTGGTGGAGTGAAAATATTTAGCGGTGGACCAAAGGTAAGGAGTGTTGACGAATTAACACAGGCAGAAGTTTCTAGTTTGGCTAAAGCTGGTAAGTTTGCAGAAATAAAAAAAGGCAATTTCTTTGATGAATCAGGACAACTTGTAACAGGTGCTAGTGGTAAGGTTGAGAAACTTACAAGTGCAGATTTGGCTAAGGCTGGAATTACAAAGCCAGTAGCAAGTAAGGTTGATGAATTTAAAGATGTACTTGGTGGTCCTATATCTTATAGCCAACTTAAAAATGCTAGAAATAGTATCTTTCAAGTTGAGAGTATGCTTAATAGAATTGGAGCTGGCCCAAATGATTTTAAAGTTTTAAAGCAATTAAGAAAAGAATACACAGAAGTCATGGAAAACCATCTTAGAAATGTAGGTGGTGAAGATATGGTAGAGCAGTTCCGAAAAGTAAACAATACCTTTGGAGATGAAACCAAGGGGAGCTTTAAGGTATTGGAAAAGAACTTCTATGCAAAAGACCCTATAACTAAAAAGTTAAAACTAAAATCAAATAAAGAGATTTTCGATAGCGTAACTTCTGGAAAGGATGTTGCGTTTAAACTAGACCAGCTTAAAAAAGTTATTCCAGAGGAGTCTTACAACCAGCTTAGAAATGCTTACTTCAATAATTTGATGGAGAAAAGCGTTAAAGGTGGTTCTTTGGACCCAAAGAAATTCTTATCAGTTATGGAGAAAACTAAAAAAGACCCTGCTTTATGGGATGAACTTTTAACTCCTGTTATGAAAGATGATTTAGCCGATATGATAACCGATGCTGTAGTAATTGAAAGATTGGCAAAATTCAAAACACCTAAAGCAAAGGAAGTTGCTCTCAGTTCAATGTTAAAAGGTGGTGGCTCTGGATTTATGAGGTGGGCTATCTGGCATAAATTCGGTGCTATACCTGCTGGTATTTTCTCTCTAGTAAATAAAGGTGCACAGAAAGCTGCACTCAATTTAGAGACCAAACAAGCGGTTGATTTCTTCAAGGGTGTTGCGCCCATACAATTCAAGAAAGCACTAGTGGCTGGCGGTAAAACTGCTGCTCAACAGGGAATCATAGCTCCCACTAGAAAAATCATTGAGGAAACTAAGCAGACTCAGGAATTTCTGTCTGAGCAACCTGAATTATAATTTCACAACCAGCTTGACCTTTTCTATATATTGGAATCTGTTCTGTTCGGCCCGTAACCTTCCAGTTATCATCTTCAAGAATACCATTGTCAACCAATAGGTCATGGATAGAATCTGCTTTATTTGTATTGTCTGCAACCAAATAATCCCCATAGAATAATTTAAGAGTAACCTTCTCACATTTTTTTATAGGTAGATTATATTTGCTTTTTTGAAGATTAAGCTGTAGAGATTGTACAGTGTGCCAAGACTTGTAGTTTTTTTGGGTAGTTATAAATGGTTTGCCAGTACGCTTATTTTGGAATATTTGCTTACTGTTCTTTTTAGAGGGTATTCTACCGTCCAAATGGAATGTGATTATATCATCCAAACCTAGCCAAACGGTAACGTTGACTTCCCTTCGTTATCTACTACATCATCAAAGGCATAAGTTATCGTACCCTTGTCAAGATTTGGAGAACCTGGAATAGTTATCCCACCTTCCTCGTCTAGTTTTTTATTAAAAACCCTAACGTCAAAAAGAAAGGCTGTACTAGGTACTCCAACCATAGACCATGCACCCCAGAAAGTAGCGTTATCATCGGTTTGTGAATGTTCATAGGCTATCCAGTCATTTGATTTAACATCAGTAAAAATAAAAACCTCTTGTAGAAGTCCTCCATAGAAGGTTCCAATAGTGCCTGCACTAGTTGCCCCTAGCCTCAATCTGTCTACAGTAGGGTTAAGTGCAGAACCTGTAACTGTTGATCCAAAAATCCCATTTGTATAGGCTGAAACAGAAGTAGTAGAGTTTACTGTCCCCGCTGCATGAGACCATACACCAGTTGAAATTGCAGCAGCAGTAGCAGCAGTGGCAGCCCCATCTTGTAGGGTTTGAACAACTAGATTTCCAAACAGAGTTATATTCATACCTGAAAAGTCAGTAGTAGAATCACCCAACCCAAAAACTTCCATATTGTTAGACGATGCAGGGTTAACCCAACACATCATGGTTAAAGATTCGTCTTGGTCCGATATATTAGTGCTTAAATATTGTGTACTTCCATCAAATTCGGTAGCATCTCCAATTTGACCAACTGAATCACCACTAACTACACCGCCAGTTTCTGTAAGGGTAAGCGCATTGCTAGACCTGTCATTATTTCCACCGTTAGGGGAATATATAAACACGTTGGCAGGGTCATACACATTATTAGAGCCAAATGCAGAAGTATTAGACAAGAGAATGTTAGCAGCCTTCGGGGGATATATTCGTATTATTTGCGTACCAGCAGCTAATAATTGTCCTTCCCACCCCACTCTAACAAATCCAGTTTTAGCTGTTCTGTTAAACTGAAACCAATCTGTGGCTATCTCAATGGAACCAGAGTCTTTTGCTGCTCTACCCCTAGTCGGTTCATTAGTATCAACTTGGTCCCACCATGAATCTGGAAGAGTTGAAAGGTCTAACATAAATAAGAAATCATCTAAAATGCTGGCTGGATTTGTGATAGTTGCGGTTGCATAAGGAGTATTTGGTAAAGGAGTCGCCCAAGTGCCCCAGAAAGTAGCATTATCACTTGTTTGTGAATGTTCATAAGCTATCCATTCGGCTGATTTCGAATCGGTAAAATAGAAAACCTCTTGTATTGATCCATCAAAGGGTAATGTAATAATACCGTCAGTAAACCTAGCCCCAATATCTAATTGGTTAACTACAGGAGAAATTGAAGGAGTAGTTCGTGTTCCATCTGCTGCACCATTTAAATATAACTCTATATGTGTGGTATCAGGACAATTTCCGACTATGTGATTCCACACGCCACCTGTTGCAACTCCAATGCTACCGAATAAAAAATCATTAGTGCCTGATGCTCTAATGGAAATCTGCTGGGTTTCTGATTGAAAAACGAGTCTTATCATATCTACATTAGTGCCATCAGTAACAACCGTAATAGATTTTGTATCAGTATGAGTAGGAGAATTATACCACGCCATGATTGTTAAAGGTTGGTCTAAGTCTGGAATAATTCCCGTCAAGTATTGTGTACTGCCATTAAATGTAGTAGCATCTCCAATCTGTCCAGTAGTATTTCCACTAAATACCCCACCCCTTTCGCTCAGTACAAACGAATTACTGGACCTGTCATTATTCCCACCATTAGGGGAGTAGAAAAACACATTTGCAGGGTTGTAGCAATTATCAGATCCAAATGTATCTGTTTTAGATAAAATACTGTTATTACTATTTGGTGGATATATGCGAATTTCTTGTGTTCCAGCAGATAATAATTGCCCCACCCACGCCACTCTAACAAAACCAGTTTTAGCCACACTGTTAAACTGAAACCAATCTGTGGATAGTTCAACTACTCCAGAATCTTTTGCAGCCCTTCCCCTAGCCCCATCAGTAGCATTCACCTCATCCCACCATGAATCGGGAAGGGTTGAAAGGTCAACTATAAATAAGAAATCATTTAAAATCTGGGCTGGATTGGTAATGGTTGCTTTTGCGTATGTGGTAGTAGGTAATGCCATCGTTTAAATCCTATAGGTTTTTTAATAAACTAGGTATTTAGAGCTGGCATTGTAATTCTTTTTCGAAATTAACCCTGAAATACTTATGCCAACTTGAAATCTGTTTTAGTTCAGTTGTCTTAAAATCACCAGAAATGCCTAATCCATCAAGTTCTCTGCTTTTTAATGCCTTTCCATCGGTGGAAATTATACATATTTCAGCGCTTATCTTTTGGTTTATTTCTTGTACGAGATTGTAAACCGTTATATCCAATAACGTATGGTCTATAACAATGAATTTTATTTTCTTTAACTGCTCAATAGGTGCATTTAAAAAGTCCCATCCATAGGAGAAACATACAATATCAATATCTTGTTCCTCAAAAAATTCTTTAAATACAGATTGGTAGAGAGTGTCTTCATCAACCAGAGCCAGTTGCATTTAGTGTTCCCGTTTTTGTTAAAGTATAAACTGCACCTATTACTACACAAATTAATGTAATAATCTTCACAATGAAAATAAATAATTCTTTTTTTGACCTTTTGTCTCTTTTTATTAACACTATATCGGTTTCTACAACAACAACTCTAGCAATGGTTCTTTTCAGGTCTCTGGAAATTTCCTTTATGTCCTCTTTTGACGACTTGTCTACAAATTCAGCAACGTCCAAATGGGAATGGAGCTTTGAGGAAATTTTATTGAGGTCAGACCTTAGTTTGCCCAATTCGTCTGATAATTCTTTGTTTGTCATATCTCTTAACTGTAAAATACACAGAAAAGAGATAAAATAAAACTATTATTCGTTTTTTTTCAATTAAAACGGTAAATTATCAGATTCAGTATTTATTTTTGGATAAGCGTTTTCTGGAGTTGAATAGCTGTTACTGTCGCTTTCAACTATTTCAGGCTTATCTTTAGCACTACCAAGTAAAACTATTTCAGTACAGATTATCTCTGTCATATAATGATTTACCCCATCTTTCTCATATTTTCGAGTAGTTATTTTACCCTCAACATAAATCTGCTTACCCTTTTTAACGTATAACTCACAAATATCCGCTAATTTTCTCCAAAAGACCAACCTATGGAATTCAGTTTTATCTACCTGCTTTCCTTCTTTAGTTTTATAGCTCTCATTTGTAGCTAGGCTAAAGTTAGCAACTTTTGTCCCATCAGGGATTGCTCTTACTTCTGGGTCTGCACAAACATTCCCTATCAACATAATTTTATTCATACTTGCCATTATTTTCCTTTGGTTAATTAAACTCTGTTTTTAATTCTTTTATCACCTTTTTCTGCATATTTTGTCTTTTTTCGTATGTTTCCCCTCTTAGGCTTTCGTTTTCTTGCTGTAGCTTTCTCCTTGCCCTTGTAATACTCTCGAATTTTGGGAGCTTCATCTTTAAAAGTTCCAATGCTGTCATTTTTTCAGGGTTATTGCATGAATAATACCAGATTAATTTAATTAAATAATCATCATCATCCCTAGTCTTGGGGTATTGCAAGAGGAAACTTTCAACCCTGTCGACTAGGGACTTCTCGAAGAAATCTTTAATCATCTTAATGCAATACTATTTATAAAGTTTTTCATTTCATCTTCTGTAAAATAAAAGCCACTAATTGAAACTTTAACCATTCCAAAATTCAATTGAACTTCTGAATATTTGTCTGTTAGTATTTCAGCTAATCCATATTTAATCTTTTCCAGTGCCATTTGTTTGGCCTCTTCTGGTTCTTTATGAGCGGTCTCATATATTATGTTAATTTGTTTATGATATTTACCTAAATCTTGCATTACTTCTCCTCCTTAAATTTCTTAAAAAACGGACAAGCATGGGAAACGTTGCAATAACTCTCACACCTTTTTCTTTCTGCTGGTCTAAATTCTATGTAATGGCCACCTTTTAATTCAGGACCATCTTCTTGAGATTTTTCGGCATTTAGTAAATCTTTTTCAATAGTGTGGCTGATTAAATTAGCCTTATTATTGAATAATTTAACAGCGCTTTTTCGGTTCTTTTTCATCAAGGCCCATTTATCATCACTGGCCCAAACTTCCTCTTTGGAACATTCAGTAATTTCTTCTATGGGTAATAGTTTTGCTGCATCCCTTTCAGTAGCCCTTTTTCTAATATGGAATTCTATTTTTTCATCAGCCCATATTGAAAAGTTTCTCATTTGAATAGGCTTTTGTGGGTATTGCCATTCTCTTTTGGCTTGTGATTGATGGTAGTCTTTTAAAATACCAATAATTCTAATTTGATTTATGTGAATAGGAGAAAATGGAACTCGCTTTTCAGTTAATATCATTTCTAACGATTCATCTGGTGCCCACATTTTGTTCATAGTGTAGCCACCCTTTCTAAGGATATAGGCCCCAATATTTAATTGTAATTCCCATTCTGGCGCTGCTGGCATAGACTTTCTATGGTCTAACTTAAATTTATATACTGAGCAGCTTTTATAATCATCTAGGATACCGTTCTTTGCATCTAAGTAAAGAGAATCAAACTGCATTGAGATGGTCCACTTTTCAAACTTAGTGTAGACCCTTTCCTCAGAGAAGAAACTTTTTTCACCTGTACCTGCTTTTTCAATAACATTATGTATTGCTTTGCCCATCATAGAGTAAACCATATCGGCAACATCTTGTTCGGGTTCCACAGTCTCCTCTAATTTCTGCATATAGGCTGGTCTCTGAAGGCTTGACGGTGTATAATCACTATGCCCTGCACTATATTCATCATGTTTTAAAGCCGCCACCAATGGAGCTGGTAAGTCTAATTTATTTGTGTATTTCACATTTCCTCCTTTGGTGGTTCTGATTCTCTCCAAGGTCCGAATGATTTTAAAATGTCCCTAAGCTCTCTATTATGGTCTTTAATTTTGTGGTATTTTCTCAATCTCTCTATTCGTTCTTCCTTCAACTCTTTGTTCTCTTGTTCTAGTTGCTTATTAGATTGACAATAGCAGCTTTCAGTTCTTAATTCATATTCGCTGTTATCTGATTTATCACGTCTGCATACAAAACCTTCGGTTAAATGGTTACCGCAATAATTACAAATAGTCACAAATTTTATATCTCCCATCTTACTATACCCCATCATTCGTTAAGAATGGTAAGTCTTGTTCTGCCACTTCTGGTAAATCTTTTATTTTGTCCATTGGGGGATATTTTTCTGTCTCTAATTCTTCAACTTTTCTTAGTAGTATTTTTACACGTTCAAGCATCTTAATACTTTCCGTTACCAAATTATCTTTTACGCCCTCTAGGTTTTTTATAAGAGCAATCTTATCCACGTTATCAGTAACTAACCATTTGTTTTTAACTTCTAGCATCTTAATTTTAAGCTCGTAACCTCCCAGAACACTATTTGCTACTACGCACAAACTATTAACAAATTGATTATGTTTCATAAGTTCTTTATGAGTTGCTTTAAAATCGGGTGTCGTGTATCTTATTCGATAAGGCTCTGATGTCTTTCTCAATGTTTCCTCTCTTTGTATAATGTTAAATCCAATCTAAAGATACACTCTATAGTTGTCATTGTCAACACTTATTATTATTTATTTTTACTCTTCTTAAAGTCTTCGCTTTCATCTTCACCAAATACACCTTGTTGGTAGAATCCAGTTAACTTTAATACTGCCCTGCTCATAGCTCTTTTTTCAGCCATTTCCATTACATACCATGTTGTGCAGTTTCCTTTTTCATCCCAGCCGCCATTTCCGCCCTTTGCTTTTGGGTCCCATGATTTAGCCCCATATTTAGCGCTGCCAAATGTTTCTATTTTTGCTCCGCTTTTTTCTGCAAGAGCTTTCACAACACAAAATTCAGGGGTTACTGTCAAAGCTTGATATGATATAAATATTTTTTCCTTGGCTTGTATTTTGTCTATCCCCTGCCTTGTTATAATTAAATAATGTTTATGTTTAAAAACATCTGATTCATTTAATTCATACTTTTTGTACAGTGTTTTTAATTCTTCTCTTTCCATGATTTCCCTCTATTTAAATAAGTCTGTTTGGTCTTTGTTTATTGTTTTCGGTCTGCTATTAATGTTTTTTGTTTTTTGTTTCTCTATTGCGTATTCCATTGAACATTTATGGCACCACATTCTAATTTGTTCAATATCTCCATGGATTTTATTCAAGTAGTGGGGTAACAATGACACCACCCCTTTATAAGTTACAGCCTTTTTGCCATGTTCATTTGGGCATCTTATGGGACCAATTCTAAAACCTTCCCTGTGCTTATTCTCGCACCTATAGCCGCAGACTTTAAGCCTATCGTGTATGGTGTGTTCAATTGAGTGAGCCATCATTTATCCAATCTTCAACGTATTCAAATACTGATTTTCTACAAGATGGGCACATTCTAGTTTTAGATGGTAATCTTGCAATATTACTATTCAAACTAATCCAACGACAGGTTAAGGTTTTGTCTGGTATACTCTGCAGGTTAAAAATACCGAATTTCTCCGCTAGCTTCAATAGGGTGAATTTCTTATCCTCTTTCTGAGCTTTTTTGAACCTGATAAGTATATTCTTATTAGTAACCTTATATCTCAATATTATTTTCTTATTTTTTGCCATCTTTTCTCTCTTTTAAGTATTTTTATATATCATCGCAACACTGCTGTTCACAACACTCACAACATTTGCATAGTGTCTCACTGTCACCGTTTACATCTTCTTGAAAAGGGCATGGGTGAGGTTCTATTATTTCCGTTTCACAAGTGCAATATTCCATTACCTTTCATTCCTAATTGTGATTGAGCCTTCAAAATCCTGAAAGTGGTGCGATTCGCTGTGTTTAATAGAGGGGTCGCTTTCGTACAGATTTATATAATTTATTGTTCTAGAATGTGGATTAAAACCAATTGCCAGCACCAATCTGTCGTTATCTAGGTCATTTCTCATAACCCTTGGGTAAGTCGTCCTACTAGAATGAACTTCTTCTGAAATTTTCTCTATTTTTATCATGGCTTCCTCTTTAATGTTAAATCCTGTTGTCAATGTAAACTATTTGGTTTCATTTGTCAACCTATATTACAAAACGTCTATAAATTGGACTAAATCAACGTCAACATTCTTAATCTCTCCATTTGGCAGCTCAATTATTGCAGTGCTATAGTTAGCGGGTCCCTCTTCAAACTCCTGATAGTTAACACCGAAGGCATGAAATACACCTTCGCCAACTTCCTTTTTGTCGTATTTACCAGAATCTCTATTCCATTTTTTTGTAAAGTATTTGATTTTTCTCATTTTTTCCTCTTTAATTTAAATCTTCTTGCAAGCCTTCTAATATTTGATTATAGAACTCATCTTTACAGTTTATAATTTGGGTGTTTTTAACAAACATTGAGTTTATAATTAACTCTGGTTCTTCTTCTGGTTCTTCTAGGTTACCAGAATGTCCCCCAAAAGTGTAGAAATCCACATCGACCTCAATTAGTTCATCTTCCCAGAATATCTCTATAGTCGCCATTATACGCCTAGCCCTTGCAATTGTTCTTCTGTGATGGTAGGTACAAGCTTAAGGAGCCTGTGTAATCTATCAACATCAGCTAGTGAATAGATAGAAGGTATTGTTTTCTCGTAGAATTCAAGCCTTTCTTCTAGCTCCTCTTCCCTAGTTTTAAACTCGGATAGTTCAATTTCTAAGCCTTCGATTTCATCGCCATTTTCCTCAATCTCCTCTTCTAATTTATCATTATCCTTAGTCAATTTTGAAACCTCTGCTTCTAAAATTGATACCCCTAATTTATAATCTTTTTCCTCAATCATGTTTTCCTCTTTTGTTTATTGTTAATATTTAAGCCTTTTTTTTGGAGTGTTTATTAGTCTCACCGATAGATAAATCTATTGTGAATTTTCCGTAATCTCTAACTATCCATCCGCTAATTAATAGATTTTTTAATTCTTCTTTGTTGTCTTTGTTTATTCTTTTGTATTGCATGATTTCCTCTTTGTTGTTAATGTTAAATCCTGTACTTAATATACTCTATAAAGTTGTCATTGTCAACTATTATTATTATTTATTTTAGTGAGTTCAATTATTGTAAAATAAGCAGGGTCTATTTTATCTGGTATTTTAATATATCCACCATCTACACCATTTATGATAAATTGCTCATAGTGTTTTACCTTTGCTTTCAACTCTTTATTTTCATGCTGGTATTGTTCGATTTCACCAAGCAAATATTCTTTCTCATTTTCCATCTAGTTACCCTCCTTTAGTAGCTCAGGGTTTTGATGCAAATTGCCGATTACTTCCCAATTATTTTTATTTTCATTACACCTGGATTCTAATTCCATCCAAGATTCAAAATCGTCTCTTTGTACATACCAACCTGCGTTCATTCCCAAACCAGCCCCTTGATCTCCACCCCATGTAACAGACCATCCTGGCATTAGATAATCGCTTTCAAATATCTTCACCCCGTTTTTGTCTTTTAGTCCTGTATATTGACCGACTGATTTAAGTTTTACAGATTTCCAATCCATTTTTTTCATAGACCCTTTTCCTACCTCAAAATAAATTGCGGGGAAAATATTATCCGATTTAACATAGCTACCGTAAACCCATTCTCCGAAATTATTTATCCCTCTAAATTCAATCTCTCTCATTATTCCACCACCTCTTTTGAGTTATACATATCTATTAATATTCTTTCTATCTGTTCCATGCACTCTTTTTGAAAAGGGAAGGTATCTACAATCTTTACAGTAGCCATAACACCTATCAAAAGGCTTATATTATCAGGTACTTCTATTTTTACAGTTCTCATCCTATCACCTCCATTATTTTTTCAAAGCAAAGTTTTGAGGGGGCTGTCCAAAACCATTTCCAAAAATCAAAATCTTCTTTAGCCAATTTACCCTCTTTATAGGTAACCTGCATTTTATACAAGTATTCATTAAATTGTATCAGAGTAAGTTTATTAACCATCTCAACCAACCAGTGTCGTCCAGTTTCTTCATGGGGGTTGAAGTCATTTATATCTATGATTTCAGTTTTGGTTTCAAAATATTCCCCACCAAATTGTGTAGTAAGTTCATAGCCCAAAAACTCGGCTGCTCTTTTTAGTTTCTCAATCATATTACCTCCATTATTTTATCGAAACACAAGGAGGCAGGGGCTGTTTTGAACCACCAATCAAATAAAACATGCTCAGTACCTCCTTCCTTATACCAAATGTCTTGCATTAACCTTCTATATTTATATACTTGCTTATCATCTAACTTCAATTCCATCTCACTCAACAACCAGCGACCTTCTTTTTCGTGGGGGTTGAAAAGTATTTTATGAAGCGCTCCATTTTTATCTTTTATCCATACATGTAGAGGTAGGCTATCAACATCTACACCAGTTCCAACCACCCAATCGGCTGCTCTTTTTAGTTTATTAATCATTATTTCCCCTTAGTTTATTAAGTAAAGTGTTTCACCTGAATCGGTATAATCTAAATCATTAGCTTCTAATATTTCTTTTGTTGTATCTCCTTCTATTTCTTCATCGCATACAACATAAGTTTCACCCCTGTTATCATAATCATATATTGCTTTTTTTTGTGCTTGTCCTGATAATTCATTGAATTTAAACAACTGTAGAGCTATAGTTCTCATTTTATTATTTCCTTCTGTTTAGTATTATTGTTAATAAATTATTACCACGGTATTGAATTCGTTTTAATCATTTTTATTGCTTCTTCTTTTGTTGCGCAATACCATTGTCCTTTGCCATTTCTTTTTTTATCCACTATTGCCCAAATATCAGAGTTCTCCATACCATTGGTCAAGCTAACTACTGCATATTTTAGGCCTACATTTTCCCAAGTGTGCTTGATAGTTTCTTTATTTATGGAAAAGAATCTTTCTTGGGCTTGAGTTAATTTGCTTGTCATTAGTTTGCACATTATTTACCACCTTTTGCTTTAATTTCACCATTTTCAATAGCTTCGATTAGTTTCTCTAGGGAATCGTACTTGTCCATGACTTTCATTGTTAGTGTGTAGCTTTTATTGTTATATGTGAACATTTTGTTTCCCCTGTTGAGTGTTAATGTTAAATCCTATAATCAATATACTCTCATAAGTTGTCATTGTCAACAGTTATTATCAAATAGTTTCATTTGTCAACGATAATCCAGAAAGAGGTTGACAATGGCAATTAATCTTATATATTATAGAGACTTAAGTATAAACCAAGGTATTAAATGGCAAAAGGGCAAGTAACAACAACTAAAAAGAAGCAAGAGATGGCAAGGAAGTTGTTTGCTCAGATATTTATTAAGCAAACGGGGAATAATGACTCTACAATGAATAAACTCTTAAAGAATATATATACGGATTTAGATTCTACAGTATTTGAAGAAAAGAAGCTGGCCACTGATACTATGATTAAGATTATGCCTTATGTGATGCCAAGAGAATCAAATGGTTCACAAATGAACGTGCAGATTAATAATAATACTGGTGGAGTGGCAAGTCCTGAAAATGTGACCCAGACGATAGATAAATACTTAATGACAAGAATTAATGCAATAAATCAGGTTAAAGGTAGAGCGGACGCAAAACATAAGATACAGTTAAGAGAAATAGGGATAGTTAAAGAAAAGGATGGCGATAAATGAGTCATGGTGATTCACAATGGACAAAAGAGCAGATTAAAAAAGCAACAGACAAAATAGAAGAGTATAAAGAAGAATATAAAACACTTAAAAAGGATTTAACAATGAATAGCAAGAAACCATATGTTACAAGAGAAGATAATACTAGACAAATGGAGGCTATTAAGAAGCACTTAAACGTAATGGCTTCTACAGTGACTAGTCTTTTAGAAATGATGAGTACACTCAAAGATGTAAATGTGAGATTAAGCCAAAGAATAGGTGATTTAGAGGATAAAGAAGTAGAGTTCGATATTTGCCAAAAATGTGGTTCCAAGCATTCTTACGGTTACGGAAATTTAATTGGTATTAGTGGTAGAGCAAAATGTTTAGATTGCGACACTGTATTAACTGTAAAGTCTAATACTCCACATAAAGATACGTATACTAAGGAATCTGGTTTCTTGACTGCT